CAAATTCTGTTCCCGCTTCTCCAATTGTTCGGTGCTTTACTGTTAATATTAATTTAATCATAACATCTTATTTTTAACTACAAAAGCGCACCCCCCGAAGGAAGTGCGCGATTATAAAGTAAGCTATTACTATGGTTTCAATATAGCTGCAACCGCCGCCGCAATATCAGCAACGTGCATAAATGCGTTAGCATCTACGTTTCGTACTCTGAAGTTTAAGCGTTCGTAAGCCTTAACAGTTACCAACTCTTTTTCAAAGTTTTCTCTGTTTTCAAAAGCTAGTTCAACCGTTGCACCTCTGCGTTGGTAAATTGTTCCTTTAGAAGAATCAAAAACATACGCTTCGTTAACCGGTACTAATTGGTTAGCGATAACTCTCATTGCTCCGATATTAACACCATCGGAAGTTATCCAATTTGGAATCATATAGTTACCATCTGCATTTTTTAACAATTGCATTTGAGTAGCATCAACCGGGTTTAATAAAACGGTGTTTGCCATAAATTTATTGTTTTGCCCAAAATCAGCAATTTGCGCTCCAGCAACTTTAATCAAGTCGATTAATGTAGCATCTTGAATTGCGAGTGCATAGCTTCCGGCTGCAAATGTTGAAGCAACCGCATCAACTGAATTTAGTTCCGGATAAACACCGCTCCCTAATAAAAGTTGTTCATCTACTTTCAAAGCAACATCTGTCGAAACTAAGTTTCTAATTTCCCCCTCCACAAAGTCATAATCGTCAATCATATCAACGCAAATATCCACGTAGTCGCGCACTTTACTGATTTGCAGCGTTCTAACTTGCCAAGTGATTTTTGAATTGTGAGTTGAAGCAGCACAACCGGCAACATTTTTTGCATCTCTTACAATTGTTTCCTGGTCATTGTATTTCAAGTATTCAGTTGAAATTGCTTGAACCGGAAACAAAGATTTCATTAATGCTTGGCGTGTTGCAATTTGACCAACACCGCTTTCCATAGTTGCAAAATCAGTTCCGGAAGCAATGTCCGCAGCTGATTGGCTCGCTTTGATTTCTAATTTTACCGTTCCACTTCCGTTTTTCAAAACATCTTGAAGATTGCTTTCATTTTCTTTTAGTCCTTTAAGAACCGCCATTGTGAATGAAATACCTTCTTTTTCAGTTTGAGTTGCAACTTGTTCAACTAATTTCGCCATTTCTTTTCCTTGCGCTTTTAAAGTTGATTTCATTGCTTCAAATTCTGAAACTTTAAGCCCTTCAACTAAAGCCTTTAATTCAGCAACATCACTTGCGTTTGCTTTTTCTGAAATTGATTTGTTCAATTCCGCTTCTTTTTCTTCACGGTGCTTTTCTAAAGCCGTGTGATAGTCGTTTATTTCGACCTCATTTAATTTGCTGATTTCTTCAGCCGTTTTTCTTGTAAACATTTTTTGTTTATTTTAAATTAATAAATTATTTCGTAAATTATTGTTTGTTTTTTGAGTGGATTGCTCCGGCTCGTTTTGAGTGGATTGCTCCGGCTCAATATCTTTTGCTTCAATTGTTGGTGTTAGTTCATTGCTGCCTTGTAAAACCGCACTAATTTCAACCAATTTAGCTTCTTTGACCGCGTAAAAATAGCCTAATTCTTCGGCCTTTTCGCGGTTTCCTATGTTTTCAATGTTATCATTCCAAGTCTTAAACTCTGCTTTATGGTCTTTATCATTAACCGCAAAATCTATTTTAACGTAATACATACCAACTGAATGTTGGTCAATATTTCCATCTTTGTATTCCTGGAAAATTAAATTGTTATAATCTTTTCTAATATCTGAATCCATCATTAAAGCCGTTGTTGTTCCGGCTTTCTTAATTCCTAAATCAGACCATTCAACCGGTGCTTCATAAATCTTTGAAGGAATACCAACTTTGGCGGTAATTTTTTGTTCGTGGTCGTGTAAGTGCCAAATTTTATTTTGCCTTTCTGAAATAGATTTGCCAAATGTACCTTCTAAATGAACATCACCATGCGAATCTAACCAATTGTAAGTATTGCCAATCACCGTTCTTTTAATAACTGAATCAGTATCATTTTCTTTTGAAGTGCTTAATGCCTTAAAAGTTGAAGAACTTTCCGCTTCCGTTGTTGTTGGTGTTGTATGTTTTACAACCGCTTTTTTAAACTCAATTATTTCCTTATTATGCTTAACAAGATAATCAATTTCTTCTTTTTTAGTTGCAAATATTTTACCGGTTATCTTCATTTTTTAATCAGTTTATTTTCATTCAAAGATTTAATCTTTGCTTTCTTCAACTTTTCAATTTCTTTTTTAGTCAATTTCTTGTGTTTCATTTCCAACAATTTCTTTTGCTTCATCTTCTGAATAATCAAGTGAGCGCATAAGTGAAAATACTTTTTGTTCATTTGATATTTGCGCTTCTAAGATACTAATAAATATTTTACTAACTTTTTCTTGTTTGGCGGCTCTCCTATCTTCATCCTCGTGAAGCACCGGAATTGAAGAAAGATTTTGCCTTATTTGATACGTTGTATTATCTTTTTCGTTCCATCCAGGAAGCAACCATTCCGAAAGACTGTGAATATCTTTTTCATTTACCGGAATAACTGCATTAGTAAACATTGCTTTTTCCGCTTCTTTTCGGTTGTTGTATGTCTTATTTGCAGGATCATTAAACAAAGAAGAATCAACACCGTATAAATTGCAAAGGTCGCGCAACTTCATAACCGCGCTTTCAATTATCTTTAATTGTGTTGCATCCATACCCATTTGGATAAAGTCAACATTTGCTGAAGTTGCAATTGCTTTTCCAAACTTACTTGCGCCCATCATTCTATTATCAGCCGCTTGTTGGATTTGATTTCTTTCTTCCGGTGTTTGTGCGCGTTCTGAACGTGAAGTTATTAAACCTCTAATTCCTTGATTGCGGACCAAAACAGATTGTGCCGTTTTGTTATCATTGGAAGCAACCAAAGAAAGCAATCCAGCTTGTAAAGGTGATAATCCTAAACAACTTGACATTCCATATTCCGAAGGATTGTAAAATTTAACGTGGTTCATATCTTCAACCGGAACAATTAATTTATTCGTTCCAAGTTCCAATTTATACTGTTTCGGAATATAATTAAAATCTTCAATCTTGCAATCAATGGTTATAATATTATTATTAACCATTATAATTTCTTGAAATGCTTCACCGAATCCGGGTGTTTTTCTTCCCCTTCTGAAGGTGTTTCCTTTTGTTAATAAGTTTGTAACAGATTGTTCAACGAAATCGTGAATATTTTGTTGGTCGTTTGGTCTTTTTGTTACTATTTCAAACAAATCTCCTTCAGTAACTTGCACCCATTCATCACCTTCTTTTTTCCAAAGTTCGCGCGGAATGTGTTTTGCATTGTCGGCAATCTTTTTGACTATTGAATATACATCACCGTTATTAATATAACCTTTATTAATAACGCCTTCAGTCTTTCCAATGTCGAAATTTGAACCTATTTGATAAACTGAAACTTCCGGAATCTCGGTATTGTCTTGAAACCAATTTGAAAATATTCCCATTTTTTATAAAAATCTTTGTACAAAGTTAAACATTTTTTTTAATGTATTAATCAACGTAAAAATGCCTATGATTTGACATTTCAATTACTCCGGTTAGCGCATCTGCTGAATCATCATTTTTATTTGCTTTGAATAGTTTTTTATACAATCTTACGTGGTTGAAAAATTCCGGATATTTTAAATGCCAATCTTCCGGAAATATCAACCTTCTGTTTACTGTTGCGCTATTGGTATAAATTCTTGATTCTTTGTTATGTGTTTGACTAAATACGTTGATTGTGCAAGTGTTTACAACCGCGCGTGTTATTGCTTCGGCCCATAATCGCGTTCCAGGTGAACGTTCAATGTCTGCAACGCCAATATTATCTTTAACCAATAAGTCAATCATTGCGCTTTCTGTAAATTCAACACCTTTTTGAGTGTATAATATATCCGTAATATAAATATTTGAATCTTCAGCATCCGTTGGAATAGCGTAATTAATAGAACATAAATAATCAACACCACTATCAGCGGAATCAGTATAATTTTTTCTTTCTCTAATTTCCGGAAGTCTTAAATAAGTTTTAAAAGGATAATATAATAAACCTTCTTGTGATGTTGGATTTCCTTGATTCATACATTCGAACTTTTCCGGGTCAAGTGTTCGGTCTTTTATAAGTTTTTTCAATGCGTGTTTTTCCGGGTAAAGCGGTTCACCTTCATTTCTTTTATCAAGTGATGTTGGCGGTCCAATCTTAATTGCTTCAAAATTTATCTTTATCCAGCCGTCAAACCCCTCATTAAGATTGTGGATTTCATCAATAGATTTAATTGTTATAACTTCTTCTTTTTTCTCAATCATTCCAATCAAATCATCTTCGTGCCAACGTGTGAATACAATTAATTGTTGGCTATCATTATGCAACCTTTTTGTAACTACGGAAGAATACCAATCCCAAACCGCGTTGCGTATTACCGGTGAATTACCTTCCATTGCATCCTTATACAAATCGTCCATTATCATAACATCAACCGCGTTACCGGTTAACGGTCCACCTCTACCAACGGCCTTCAGCGAACCTAAAGAATCAACAATTTCAAATTCTTCTGAATTTCTTAGGTAGTTGCTTGATACGGTTACAACATTGCTTTCATTTAATACTGTTTTCGGAAATATAGAATAATAATCTTTTTTGTCAATTAATCTTTGAATTTGCCTATTAAATTTCTTTGCAAATGTTGAAGAATAAGAACCAACGGCAATTTTTGTGTTCGGGTTTCTTCCAAGAATAAAGGCCGGTAATTGAATTGTTGAGCCGGTTGATTTACCATGTTGCGGCGGTATTGTGATAATTAGGTTTTTAATTTTCTTGTATGCAAATAGATTTAATACTTCATAATAGGCTTTATGAAATTCGGTTGATTCAAATTCAGCCATTGTCTGCTCGGTGAAATCTAATAAATGCAATCGTGATAATTCAATTATTGCTTTATCATAATCAATCATCTTTACGATTGTTTTTAATATCTCTTAATGTTTCAATACTTAATTTTGAATAATCAACTTCATTTTTAATAACAATGTCGGCTTTACCTTGCTCATTATCTTTTTCATAAAATCCAATATGTTTTGCGATCATTTCCATTGCCTTTTGTTTGTCAATAAATTTAACCTCAATTTGAATTTCTTCTTCATCTGTTCCTGGAATCCTTCGCGTTACTCTTTTGAATCCGGTGATTAATCTTCTTATTTCGGGTGCAAGTTCTTTTATCTGTTTTGCGGTCAATAACATCAATTCCGTATAATCACCTTCGGCCCAATTTTTAAGTTCCTTTAAAACACCATCAGAATCAACTTCAACGCGCTTTGAACGCTTTTCTTTTAGTTCGGAAATTCTTTTTTGGATATAAGGTTTTATAAGGTTTTCATTTGCAATAACACTTGCGGTTTTTTTGGAGTAACCGGCACGAATTGCCGCTTGTGTTGCATTGAGATCAATTAAGTACTCTTTACAAAACATTTCTTGCTTATCCGTTAGCTTTCCCATTTACCAAAGTTAGTGAATTAAGAATTAAACACCGTTTTATCCAATTTAAAAGTTCCTTTTCCATCTTCATTGAAAGAACAAAGAATGTAGTATTTTGTTTCGTGTGTGATGTATATTTTTTTATCCTTGTATGTATAATTTTGTGAAAAATCCATAGGTTCAAAATCTTTTATCATTCCCTTCTAATCTTTTACTTTTGTTAATAAATCGGTTTGCAAAAAACCTTCTTAATTTTAAATACTTTATTCTATTTCTGACATTTACACCGTTAAAATCTGCTTGGCCGGTTTCGTATTCAATCAATATCATTCGGTCAATATAGTCAATTCTTGGCCTTTTCATTGCGTAATCTTTTCAAAGTACGCATAAATTAATGAATTTAAAGCTGCTACTATAAAAGCAATAATTACCAATTCAGCGTTAAAAGTGCCATTATAATAGCCAAGTTCTATTGATACGGTCCAAACTGAAGCCATACACGTTCCACAACCTATAACCGGTTTTAAAAGGTGTTTAAGGAGTTGTGAATGTCTTTGTGCCCATTCGTA